ACTAGCTTAGGTAGTGCAATTCAGAGCGCACTAGTGAGTGTTGGTGCCGCTGCAACTGGAGCAGGTAATGGAATACGTTTAGCATTCGAGGGAATAGCTTCCGTTGTATCTAGTGTTGGTAGCGCAATTCAAAGCGCAATGCAAGGTGTAGGAAGTGTAATAGAAAGTGTTGGAAGCTCGATAAAATCAGTATTAGAAGGGCTGAAAAGCGCATTTGAAGGTGCAGGAAACGGAATCAAGAGCGTTTTTGAAGGCATTGGAACAGTAATTAATAGTGTTGGTAGTGCTATTAAATCAGTATTAGATGGTATAGCCAACGTAATTAGAAGTGTTGGAGAATCTGCAGAAAGAGCAGGTAACGGATTCAGACTTTTCGGAGAAGGAATCAGAAATATATCAGACGTTGGAGCGTGGAACTTAGCTAAATCGTTAGCAGCTGTAGCAAAAGGATTAAGCGAAATAACAGGTAAAGCAGGAGAGATGGAAGCGTTAAGTAGTGCTATGTCATCTTTCAGTAACTCTTTAAATTCTGTAAATACAGCAGCTGCAACAACAGGAACAGCATTGCAAAGCATGGTAGCTCCTATTGATTCAATTAAAGTAGCATTCGAGACTATTCCAGCTTCTATAACGGCTGCAAGTACAGGTTTATCAACATTCGCAACAGCCGCTCTAACTTCATTAGCTGGATTAACGGCGATGAGTACACAGCTAGAATCATTTAATACTAGCATAATGTCATTAGGTTTAGGTTTAACAATGGCAGTTGCACAATTTACAATGTTCGGAGCTGCAATCACAGGTATGGGAGCAGCATTAAGCGGTGTGTCTATGATGTTTGAAACATTGAACATGTCAATAACCGCTATGTCAATGTCATTTACTGCATTAAGTGCTTCGATAACTTCAACAGTAGCACAATTAAGCGGAATAGGAACGGCAGTAGCTGGTATTGGTATTCAGATAACAAGCATGGCAGTATCTGTAAGTAGTGCAATGACAACAGTATCTAGCAGTATTACTAGTTCAATGCAAAGCGCAGTATCTGCAGTGCAAAGCGCTTGCTCTCAAATAATATCCGCTTTATCTCAAATGGCATCTGAAATGAGCCAAACAGGAAGTCATGCAGGGCAAGAATGCGGACAAAACATAGCTAACGGTTTAAATAGCTCTATAGGAGCTATTACTGGAGCAATGAACAGTATTAACAGCGCAATGCAAGGTGTAGCAAGAAGTGGTATAGGTGCAATGGTAAGCATAGGAGCGCAAATTGGTAACGGATTAGCGCAAGGGATGATGAGCGCATTAGGTGCAGTAACAGCAGCAGCAAACGCTCTAGTCGCACAAGCAGAACGAGCAGCAAGAGCTGCAGCTATGATTCACTCCCCATCTAGATTATTTGCTAGATTAGGTGTGTTCGTTCCTGCAGGATTCGCAAAAGGTATTGAAAAAGGTAGTCCTACAGTATTTAAGGCACTAGGAAATATGGTAGATAGAGCTAGTGGAATGAGTATAGCTCCTGAGAAAATGTTAAGTCTAGGACGTGGAGGACTAGGGCTAGCAACAGCAGGAGCAACTAACACAGTTAACAACAGCACAGCTAACAACTATAAAGCATTGCTACACATAGAAAACTTTGAAAATCATTCTAAAGATGATGTAAGAGATTTATATAAACAGCTTAAATTCATGATTAGAGAGGAGGGAGACAGACTTGATTAATAAATATATAACTTACAATGGTGTTTCCTCAAAAGAAGTAGGATTAAGGCTTATCGATGACATAGAAATAGAATCATCACAGAACAATATAGAATTAATCGAGATAGACGGAGTACACGGTGCAAAGATTCAGAACAAGAAGAATCTTAAAATTGTACCTAGAGCGTTTCCCTTTGCTCTTTATCAAGGAGTAAGCATTGCACTAGATGTTAAGTATAGACCAGACGGCACAAGATACTATGTAAAAAGACAAGTAACAAGTCCTAAAATCAATCTTGATGAGACTATTAGATTAATGAATCAATGGTTAATCAATTCAGAGATGATATGGCAAGACTTAGAGTTTAGTTGGGATAGCGATTATTTATATAAAGCTATATTCTTTGAAACATTCAATATCAAAGGCAGCTTGAATGCTAAAAAGAAATGTATTTTAAATTTTAAGATACATCCTATCAAGTATCTAAAAACAGGACTTCAACCTATTCAAATTAGAAAAGGGCAGAACTTAGTTAATCCAGAATTTAGAGAAAGTAAACCGCTAATTAAACTTACTGGGACTGGAGATGTGAAGTTAACTATTAATTCACAGATATTTAAGCTAAAAGGTGTAAGCGGGCATATTATTATCGACTGTGCAACGGAATCTGCACATTACCAAAACAAAGAGCCACAGTATGATAAAGTCTATACTTATCCTTTCCCAAAATTACAAGTAGGGGATAACGTTATTAATTGGGATAACAACAGCTTTACTTGTGAAATTACACCAAGATGGGAGGCTAACGTTTAATGGCATATCCTATTTTATATAAAGAAAATGAAACTAATTTTGAACATTTAGGAGTATCAGTATTATCTGATGCTTCTAATTGTTTTGTTACAAGAGAACGTAACGGGATATACACTCTTGAATTTGACTACAGCATAAACGGAAAAGACGTAGAAAAGATTAAAGAGGGAATGATTATAAAATGTGATGCAGGGCATAGAGCAAAGAATCAACGCTTTATAGTATCGCAAATAACAAAGTCTAAAGACGGTTTCAAAATATACTGTAAACATATATCTCAAGTTAAAACAGCTATGAATGTTCTTAACGGAGAGGTAGAAGTAGCAGGAACAGCAACATATGCTCTTGAAACGTGGAAAAACAACCTACTAGATAGCAAGAGCGAGTTTCTTGTATGGTCTGATATTCTGACTAGTAGTAAAACTAAATGGACTATTGACAGCATAGAGAACGCAAGAGAAGCGCTAGGAGGTAAAGAAGGCTCTATTCTTGATGTGTGGGGCGGAGAGTATGAGTTTGACAACTTATATATTAAGTTGCATAAGCAAATGGGAAGAGAAACACCAACAATAATTGCTTATGGTAAAAACTTACTTGATATTGAGCAAGAACAAAGCATAATAGAAACTTACACATCTATTTTTCCTTTTGTTAAGTATCAAGATGAACACGACACACACAAAGAAAAGAAAGATATCATCTTAACTTTACCAGAGATAGTAGTAGACAGCCCACACGCTAGTAATTTTACACATAGAAGAATCTTAAAAGTAGACTTCTCAAGTGATGATGAGATAAGAACGGTTGAAAAGTTAAGAAGTGAAGTTAACAGCTATATTAAAAGTAATAATGTAGGAGTTCCTAAACTTAATTTAAAACTATCTTATCAAGACTTAAGTAAAGTAAGTAGCGTTTTTGGAAATACTGCTATTGAAGTAGTTGACTTATGCGACACATTAAAAGTTTACTATGAAGACTTAGGCATTATGAATGAGAACGCAAAAGTTATTAAAGTTGTATGGGATGTACTGCTAGAAGAAAATCACGAGCTAGAAATTGGAGATACAAGAAGTAATTTCAATGATACTACAGCCTCTCAATTTGAAAAACTGGAAAAACAAGCAGATTCACTAGAAGAACAGCTTAACAAACTACTACAAGAGCAAGAAGCTATCTTTATGAAGTATTTCAACGAGAAAAAGAAAGAAATTGAAGATAGCGCAAAAGAAGGAATCGAAAAAGCTGTAATCAATAGTGAGTTGTTCTCTAAAAAGATTAGAGAAGAGTTTAACACAACTACAGACGCATTCAGAGAAGAAGTTAACAAGGCTGTAAAAGAATTTGAAGAACGTTTTAAATCAATAAACGGGGAAGATATTTCAAGATTAAGGCAGCAAATAGAAGAGACTACTATTATTGCTGAAACTACTTTAAAAATGATAGGAACAGATGATTCTATTAGTTATGGGAAAAACAGAGTAGAGGGAGATACTAACAGAGAAATACCAACGGGAACGCCTTATGTAGAAATAGAACATAATGGGGATGGTTTTGAAGTTGGGAAAAAATATACTATTAGCTGGGAAGCTACTTGTATAAATAATGATTTTTACGATATTAAGATTAAACTTAGTAGACCTGCTCCGCATCCACTAAAAGTTATAGTTAAAGATGGGACAGGTTTTTATAGTCCTATGGAAGTATCTTTCAACGTAGGAGAAGTAGAAAAAACATTACTTCATGTTTACGATGCACAATATACTCTGATTGTAGATAGTTTGTGGTTTAAAGAGCAAAATAAATTAGTTTCGATAAAAAGCGCCGCACCAGTATTTGCACCTGTTGAATTTTTAGAGATAGCAGACAGTAACAAGAATGACATAGAGGGAAGTTGGAACAACAACCCTAAATATATATTTGATGGAGGTAATTAGATGGCGGAAAAAATACCTATTAGGGTACAACATAAAAGAATGTCTTCAAGTGAGTGGTTAGCGAGTGATTTAATCTTACTTGATGGAGAAATTGGAATAGAAACAAACACGGGTAAGGCAAAAATAGGTAATGGCATAAATAGATATAGAGACTTGAAGTATATCGCAGGAGAAAAAGGAGAAAAAGGAGATAACGGAACTTTTCAAGCTCTAACCCCACTAGAAAAAGCTAGTTTAAAAGGGGAAAGAGGAGAAAAGGGACAAGACGGAAGAAACGGAAAAGATGCGATACTAGGTAATTATAATCTAATACTTGATTCGCAATTTCTTAGTACTAACATAACAACATCTGGGAACCCTACAATGTCAATACTAGCTAATGATTATAACGGACATAACGCTCTGGACGTTAAAAAGAGCGGTGCAGCATCTAACACATGGGCAGGAGTTCAAATTAATACAACTCAAACAATACTTAAAAACGGAGACAAATTAGTATTAAGACTGCCTATTTACATTTATTCGGACGTTAACCTTGATAGTGGACTATATCTAGCTATTAAAAAACATAGTATCAACAAAACAATAAAAACTATAAATTTAAGCAACTTACCTAGAAATCAATGGACTATTTACGAAGAAAAATTCACTATCACAG